TGATTGATATTACTGACGGTGCCTTATGGTATCATGCAGATTATGTACACCCTAAATGGGCAAATAAAAAAGAAGTAACAACAAAAGTAGGAAGGCACATATTTTACAGATGAATGTATTTTATTTAAATAAGTCTCCTGAAATTTCAGCAATAGAACATTGTGATAAACATGCAGTAAAAATGTGTGTAGAATATGCACAACTATTATCAACTGCACATAGAGTTTCAGATGGTATAGAATATATTGGCAAAACTAAAACAGGTAGAAGAGTTAAAAGATGGAAACACCCTAATTTAGAATTTGATAAAAATTTAATGTTGGCTAGTCATGTAAAACACCCACATGGGATTTGGTGTAGAGAAACAAAAGGTAACTATTCTTGGTTACTTCATCTATTAGTAAACTTACTTAAAGAATATACACATAGATATGGTAAAAGACATTTAGTAGAAAATAGAATGCCATATTTAAATTTTATACCTAAACATATTTCTCAAGATATGAGAACAACAGAAATACCTCAATGTATGCCAGAGTATTGTAAAGTACCTGGTAATCCAATTGCAGCTTATCATAATTACTATATAAAAGAGAAGGTAAGATTTGCAACATGGAAGAAAAGGAGTATACCACAATGGTACGAAGAAAAAGTTACTGGGACGAAATGGGTGAGCACATAGCAAAAAGTGATATGAATTATTTAGATAGTGAAAAACAATTAAGAAGAAATGTTAAAGATTTACAAGAACAACTTACTAATGCAAATATTAAGATTAAAAATTTAATTGAAGAAAACCATGACCTAAGGAGAAAATATTATGGCAAAGACTAATGTTAGCAAATTAGATAGACTATTAATTGTACTAGACGAAATTAGAATTGCAAAAAAGTTTATTAAAGAAAATGGTCCTGAAGACATGGGGTATGTTCATACAGCAAAAAATTATTTAGAAGAAAGAGCTCAAAGTTTAAAAGAAGAATTAAACGAGGATTTAGGTTTCAATGCCTAGATACGATTTCTATGATGAGTCTAAGGAAGAATACTTTGATGAGTTCATGACTTATGATGAAAAAGTTAAATTCTTAAAAGACAATCCGAATATTGAACCTGCTGATTATTTAAATATGAATATAATTGCTGGTGTTTCAAAATCACAGTTAGGTGATAGTGGTTGGAAAGACACTCTTAGTAAAATTGCAGAGAAGCATCCTACCAGCCCTTTGGCTGATAGGTATGGAAAGAAAACGATTAAACAATTAAAGGCAAGAAGGGTATACGATAAGCATAAGCAAAGAACTAAATAATAGTATGAAAATACTACTTTTACTTCTTTTATTGTTACCTATTTCTCTACCTTCGGAAACTCATTTTTCTTGGGAAGAATGGATTAAAGATACTTTCCTTAATGAAGACTTCATGAAGGGCCTTGATGAAGATGTAGTTATAAATGATGGTACTGGGTTAATTGATATACAAGCACCATATCGTGCTTTAAATGGTGCAAATGTTCCAATTACAATTTCCACTAAATCAAGAGATATTTTAAAATATATCTTGATTGTTGATGAAAACCCAACACCATGTTGTGCAATATTTGAGTTTGATAATATGCCTGCATATGTTGAAACAAATATTAGAGTTAATGCATATACTTATTTAAGAGTACTTGCAGAAGATAGATTTGGTGATGTATATATGGTAACANNATTTATTAAAGCTGCTGGGGGTTGTTCNGCACCAGGTCTGATAGAATCTGGAAACCCAAAAGGTACGATAACTGTAAAAAGTCCTTATTCATACCCAGGTGTCACTAACTATCAATTCTGGCACCCTAATTATAGTGGTATGCAATTTGACCAATTAACTAGAACAGAAATTCCAGCAGACTACATAGAGAATGTAGATATTGAATTTGACAATTCTTCATTTCGTTATGAGGGTACGATAGGAATTGCAGAGAATGTATATTTTAATTTAATAACTGAAAAGGGTGTCGGAACAATTACAGCTACAGATAGCGACGGAAATATTTTTAGTAAACAACTTGAGGATTAATTATGGCAAAAAAACAAGATGTGAAACTTGATAATTTAGTTTCAATTAAACCAATCACAGACAATCAAAAATTAGTATTTGAAGCATGGAGAAAAAATAACAAGAATTTGTTTCTCTTTGGTGCGGCCGGTACAGGTAAAACTTTTGTATCACTATATTTAGCACTTGAACAAGTATTAGACCCAAAAACAAAATACGACAATGTAATTATTATTAGGTCTGTTGTGCCAACAAGAGATATTGGTTTCTTACCTGGTGATGAAGAAGATAAATCAGCATTGTATCAAGTACCATATCATAACATGGTTCAATTTATGTTTGAACAAGCAAGTGATAATGCTTTCAGTATGTTGTATGATAGATTAAAAAATCAAGGTAGTATTACATTTTTGACAACTTCATATCTAAGAGGTATTACTCTGGACAATGCAATAGTAATTGTTGATGAATCACAGAATTTAAATTTTCATGAATTAGATACAGTTATTACAAGAGTTGGTCAAGATAGTAAGATTATATTTTGTGGTGATTTTTTTCAAACAGATTTATCTAAAATGTCAGAAAGAGAAGGCCTACAAGATTTCATGAGAATTTTAGAACAAATGAAAGAATTTGAAGTTGTAGAATTTACAATAGGTGATATTGTTCGTTCAGGGTTTGTTCGTTCTTATCTTATAGAAAAGACTAAATTAGGGTTAGAACAATGAAACTATCAAAAAACTTTACAATAGCCGAATACATAAAATCTCAAACAGCAACAAGAAAAGATATTGATAATTCTTTATCTGAAGACCATTTAGAAAGTGCAAAACTTTTGTTTGCAAAAGTTGTACAACCTGTTAGAGAACAATGGGGAGTAACTGTTATCAATTCTGGTTATAGAAGTCCTGCTTTAAATAAAGCAGTTGGTGGTAGTTCAAAAAGTCAACATTGTAAAGGTGAAGCTGTAGATTTAGAATGTGTTGGTGCTTCAAATGCTGAGGTTGCACAATGGATAGAAAGCACTTTAGAATTTGACCANCTTATACTNGAATTTTATACACCAGGTGACCCTAGAAGTGGTTGGGTTCATGTTTCTTACAAAGAGAGTAATAATAGAAAATCAGTTCTTACAGCAAGTAAGATAAAAGGAAAAACTGTTTATAGTAAAGGACTTAATATATAATAATGCAAATAATTGACAAGTATTTATCAGAATTAGATTATAATAAAATTAAAGAGAAGTATCAAGGACCTGAAGTACCTTGGAGATTTATTAAAGAAGCAAACTTTAATTCATCAAAAGTAGCTTTTCAATTTGTTTATGAAACTTATAATATGATGTGGACAGATTATGAAGTTCCAGATGAAACAAAATTATTAATGGATAGATTAAGACACAATAAATGCCAAAAAGTTATTCGTTCTAAAAGTAATCTTTTTACTAAAAGACAAGATGTAATTAAGTATGGTTGGCATATTGATATAGAGGGCCTTGACAAATTCAAAACTTTGTTATATTATATAAATACGAATAATGGTGGAACAGAGTTTGAAAATGGACAATTTATTAAGTCTGTTGCAAATAGGGCTGTAATTGTAGATGGNGATATAAAACATCAATCAGTTGGCCAAACAGANGAAGATATTAGACTTCTAATCAACATTAATTTTTTGGAAGAACCATGGGAAATANNAAAGACCGAAGTCTAGACCGCCTAGAAAAAACTATAACTAACCTAAGAAATAGAATAGAAACATTTAAAAAAGAGCATCCAGAATTATACAATGACGAAAATAGTAAAATTTCCAAAACCAAATACAAATAACACATTTTTTCATAAAGAAGATGTAAATATTCCACAAATAAAAGCAGTTACAAAAGATAAAATAAGATTATATACAACGCCGGAAGGTAACGAATATCCGTCTATAACGACAGTTTTAGCCGGCCGTAACAAGGCGGGTCTGCAGCAGTGGAGGAATAGAGTTGGTGATGAAGTTGCTAATTATATTTCTAGAAAAGCTGCAACAAGAGGCACTCAAGTACATCACTTTTGCGAAGATTATATAAACAATAACCACGAAACTATTGAAGAAAAGAAAAAAGGTAGATTTCTTGCACATTGTATGTTTTCACAGCTTAAACCATTTTTAGATGAAAACATTGGTTTAGTTCATTTACAAGAAACTTCATTATGGTCTGATTATTATAAACTTGCTGGAAGAGTTGATTGTATTGCAGAATACAAAGGTACACTATCTATAATTGATTTTAAAACAAGTACAAGAGAAAGAGAAGATTCTTGGAATGAGAACTATTACATTCAAGGTTCAGCATATGCAGAGATGTATCAAGAGAGAACACAAGAACAGATTAATCAAATAGTTATTTTAGTAGTCACAGAAGATGGTACAGTACAAGAATTTATAAAAGATAAACATATATACTTACATCTACTTGACAAAGAGTTAGAATTGTATTATAATAAACATATTATTAATCAACAAAATTCAAATGGGTTTCCTGGGTTAATACCTGGTAATTGGTAATTGATGAATGAGTTGTTCATGTAGCTTAAAGAATATTGAGTTATAGATATAAAGAGAATTTTTTGTTGATGATAATTTGAAGATAGACAGGACGAGGGTGCGATTCCCTCTACCTCCACCAACCCGAATGAGGGGGTAATGTAGGGTAGACTGGTATTGAATAATTATTGGAGAAGAATGGGGTGACTACCTAATCGGTCAAACAAGTAAATGCAAACGATAATTTTGCATCTCAAGATTATGCACTAGCTGCATAATTTTATGGGTTCGGCAGTACCTGGAAACAGAAACTGTCATTAACTATGTGGTCTGCGGTCGCAACGACAACCAGCACTACTTTTATGGAGAAGTAACATGGCTTGGAATAAACCTGTTATCACAGAAATCTCAGTTGGCTTAGAAATCAACTCTTATGCTTGCGCTGAGAAATAGTTAAAATTGGGAGACTCAGGTCTCCCTTTTTTTCTTTAATAATTAAATAAATGAGTATATTATGACACCAAAAACATTTTCTATTTTCATAGAATCAGAAGTACGAAAAAAAAGAATTTCACATATGGATGCAATATTAGAATATTGCTATCAAAAAGGAGTTGAACCAGACTCTATTACAAATCTAATACAAAAACCACTTAAAGACAAAATAGAGGCAGATGCCAGAGATTTAAATTTTTTACCTAAAATGGGTAAATTACCTGTATGACGGAACTCAGAGGAGTAACTAGAACATTGGACCCTTTCAAAGCATACATGATTTATATGGGATTAAAAGCACATTTTAATTCTAATTATGATTATGTGAAATATGGTGGTAAAACTTCAGCTACAAGAAAAAGTTATTTAAATCGTAAAGACAAAGCTTTCTTTGGAAAGGCATCTAGAAAGTTTAAAGAAGAGGTTGAAGATTTTTTTATTTCTAACTTTGTAGAGAATGAAAAAGGGTATGTTGGTCAGTTCAACGAAGAAACTTATGTACAATGGAAAAAAAGAGTTCAAAGTTTAAGATATCAATTCAAGAATGATATTATATTGTTGTTAGAACAAAGCAAGAAGTTTAATAAAATGTTTGAATGCAAAGATGGTCAACACCCTATTCTATTTAAAAATTATTTAGCAAAAAAGATTAGTATTGAAACAATGATTATATTAGATAAAATTGTTGATTATGCTAAAGATTTTGATACAAAAATTCATGAAACTGTCATATGGCCAAGTCATGCTAAAAAAATAAATAATTATAAAAAGCTATTGACTTTTGATGAATCTGAGTATAAAATAGTATTATTCAATTTAGTAAAATAGGAGTTATTATGAATGCCACAAATGAATCTTTAGTAAGAGAAAGAGATTTCTTTAAATCTAAAGTTGAAGACCTTGAAAATCAAGTTAAAAATCTATCAACTGAACACTCTTACATTCAAAATAAAAACAATGAACTTAGAACTAAACTAAAAGAAGCAGTTGCAAAACCTCTTAATCGCTTTAATAAAAAACCTTTCAGGAGAAATTAAATGGAACAAAGATTTACATTTATTAAAACAAATGAAGTAGCTGATAGTGAATTTACTCAAGAAGAAAGAGTTGAACTTGAAGTTACTGTTGAAGAAGATGATTTTGATGCGTTAGCTGACAAACTAACTAATTTTCTAGCAGGGTGTGGTTATCATGATGTTTTTGTTGAAATTAATCAAAAAGATGAAGAAGAAGAATTTGATGATGATGAAGAATATGAAGGTGGAGTTGAACAAACAGACTAATGAAAAAAAACTTATTTATTATTGGTAATGGTGAATCTAGAAAGTATCATGAATTAGACCACTTAAATCTTTATGGTAAAGTATATGGTTGTAATGCTCTTTATCGTGATTTTACACCTGATGGGTTAATATCTTGTGATTGGAAAATGCAATATGAGATTCACTCATCAGGTTATACTTCTAATAATAATTGTTATTTTAAAAGTTGGAAAAGACTACCTAGTGATTTTTATGATATGATGATGATGACCAGTTTAGCAGAAGATGTAACAAAAGATTTAAATGTACAACTAAAAGAAGCAGGCCTTCCAACCTTAGAACATTTTGTATATGAAAATGAACGAGGTAATAAAAAAGAATGTGTTGTACAAGGTATTAACGCTGAACAAGTCGCTTATGTTTTACAGAAGTTAATACAAGAATATAAAATGGATAGTTTTGATGTAAAAGAAAAACTTGGTAATGCAGGATTATTTATTAATTGGGTTGAAGAGAAAGATAAGATAAAAGATTTAGACCAGTTTTTTGATGGTGAACATAAGGGTTGGGCATCTGGCCCGACAGCAGCAGTAAGAGTTGCAATAGAAGAGAACCCTGGTATTGCATCAAGTAATGTTTTCATGTTAGGATTTGATATGAAAACAGGTGGTAAAGTTAATAACATATACAAAGATACAGATTGTTACATATCTAAAGATTGTAAATATGTTGGCTCTTCAAACTGGAGACAACAACACAAACAGAATTTTGAGAACGANAACTATTCTCATATNAAGTTTTACAGAGTCATAAATGACGATTCCATAATTGAGGAATGGGAAGATTGTGANAATGTAAAAAACATAAGATATTCAGAGATGAATACGCTTATAAATAACTCTATATAATGATTAAGTGAAAATAAAATAGCATATAATAACATACGGAGAAAATAATATGTCATTAGATACTTTAAAAAAGTCTAATTCATTAGACAAAATATTAGCTGCAGTTAAAACTGAAACTGCTCCAGCTGAAAAAAAATCATATGTAGATGAAAGACTATGGAAACCTGAACTAGATAAATCTGGTAATGGTTATGCAGTAATAAGATTTCTACCATCACCTGAAGGCGAAGATTCTATGCCTTGGGCGAAGTTATGGAATCATGCATTTCAAGGTCCTACTGGTAAGTGGTTTATTGAAAACTCATTAACTACTTTAAATCAAAAAGACCCTGTGTCCGAATACAATAGTTCATTGTGGAATTCTGGTGTTGAAAGCGATAAAGAAATTGCTAGAAGACAAAAAAGAAAACTACAATATTATTCTAACATATATGTTGTATCTGACCCACAGCATCCAGAACACGAAGGCAAAGTATTCTTATTCAGATATGGTAAGAAAATCTTTGATAAGTTAATGGAAGCTTTACAACCTCAGTTTGAAGATGAAACTCCTGTAAATCCTTTTGATTTTTGGGAAGGTGCACACTTTAAATTGAAAATTAGAAAGGTTGATGGTTATTGGAACTACGATAAGTCGGAATTTGAAAGTCCTTCAAAGTTAAATGAAGATGATGCGATTTTAGATAAAATCTATAAATCAGAATACTCTTTATCAGAGTTTACTGCACCATCTAATTTTAAAACTTATGATGAACTCAAGTCCAGGCTTGATGATGTTTTAACCGGCACTCAATCATCTAAAAGCTCTGCAGAAGATGTAGAACTTGAAACAGCTGTAACTGATGTTGAAGACAAACAATATGTTGACAATGTTGTTGCAACAGCAAAGACTGAAAGTGATGACAGTTTAGATTACTTTCAAAAACTAGCAAAAGAGGCTTAAACACCTACTTTGTTTCTCCTTTATAAGGGTATGCGAACTTAAAATTCACATACCCTTTTTTTATTATAAATAGTACTAAGAGTAGAGGAGAACGAGGTATGGATCCTATTACAGCGATCGCCGCAGCAACAGCTGCATTTAATACAATTAAAAAAGGTTTTGAATTCGGCCGAGATGTTGAAAGCATGTATGGTGATATCGGTAGGTGGATGCATGCCAATGAATCCATTCATCAAGGACATCATAGAGCTAAAAAAAGAAATATTGGAAGTCTTGAAGAAGAGGCTTTAGAAACCTTTGGTGCTTTGAAAAAAGCAAAGAGAATGGAAGATGAGCTAAGAAACTGGCTTATTGCTACCCACGGAATGAATGCTTGGAATGACTTGTTACGCATACAAGCAGGAATTAGAAAAAAAAGAAAAGAAGACGCAGAAAGAAAAAAAAGAGAATTTGAAGCCATGCTTAAATGGATATTTGGAGGGTTTTTATTTGTTATTGTTGCAGGGCTTGTACTAATGATAACTATGAAGTATACTGGACACATTTAAATGTCTAAAAAAGTATTCAGAAAACCAGATGATTTAAGAAGTCACTATCGCCCTAGACATAGAATTACAGAATATAAATCACCTGTTGTTGCATGGGAAAGTAGATTGGATAGAGAATGGGTAGAAGATTTAAAAGGTAATGGTTATTTTCAACAAAAAGTTATTTTAAAGAAAAAAGAAAAAAATTAATAATCTGCGGCCTCAGATGCTAAAGTCATTCCTCTATCAGGATTCTGTGGACCCATAATAGATACTGTACTTGTATTTGAATTATTCGTAACATTTGTTGTTGGTGCAATAACAGCAG